TTCACACTACTGCAGGTAGCACAACTTCTGGTTCGTCTGGTATGCAATTGGACAGTTCTGGCTTGGCTACTACTGCCACTCTGCCTTTGAAGGTTGTGGGTTTCCCCAGCCGTCCTGACAATATCCCTGGCGACACCTATTTCAGCTACTATGTGAAGCTTAACAGCGTCACTTATGGTACTGGTACTGGCCAAGCTGGCGTTTAATTAAAGGAAAGGTAAGATATGTCTATTATCAATAGTGGCTCGTTTAGTAAAGCGCTCTGGCCTGGCGTAAATGCATGGTACGGTAAAGCGTACGATGAGTATGAAACCGAATACGACAAACTGTTCGACAAATTCACTTCGCAAAAAGCGTTTGAAGAAGACGTCGGTATTTCGTCTTTCGGCCTGGCAGTGAACAAGCCTGAAGGCGCTGGCATCTCGTATGACAGTGAGCGTCAAGCTTTCATCACTCGCTACCAACACGCTGTGTTCGCACTGGGTTTCATCATCACTCGTGAAATGATGGAAGATGACCAGTATGACGTGGTGGGTCAACGCAAAGCACAAGGCCTGGCCTTCTCTATGCGTCAGACTAAAGAGGTGATTGGTGCCAACGTGTACAACCGTGCTTTCAACAGCGCATACACTGGTGGCGATGGCAAGGAACTGATTAGCAACGCACACGTCAACATCAAAGGTGGTACATGGTCCAACACCCTGTCTACCGCTGCTGACTTGTCCGAAGCTGCTCTGGAACAAGCTGCAATCGACATTGCTGGTTTCACCAATGATGCTGGTCTGCTGATTGCTGTTCGTCCTGAATCGCTCATTATCCCACGTCAACTGATGTTTGAAGCAAAACGTATCCTGGGCTCTGATGGCCGAGTTGGTACAGATAACAATGACCTGAACGCTGTGAAGGCCATGGGCTTGATTCCCAATGTTACTGTTAACCACTTCCTGACTGACCCAGATGCTTGGTTCATCCGTACCAATACCCCACACGGTATGAAGTATTTTGAGCGTCGTGCTGACCAGTTCGACATGGACAATGATTGGGATACTGAGAACGCCAAGTTCAAAGCCACTGCTCGTTACAGCTTCGGCTGGACCGATCCTCGTGGTCTGTACGGTTCCGCAGGCGCCTAATTTACCTGGGGAGGCAGAAATGCTTCCCCTTTTATGAAAGGATAAATTATGGGTTTTCTTGCAACTGACGTTACCCCGATTTCGTCTACTGGCCCTACAGTTCTTATTCCCTCGAATAAGGACGTAGTTGTCAAAGTGTTTAAAGTGGCTCGCACTGAGACCGCTGATGTGCTGAAAGTGGTTTTGCCCGCTGACGCTTCCATCATTGGTGTGAAAGTGTATGGCGGTACAGCATCTGATGCTGGTACGTCGGCTACTCTGACATTCACTGTGGCAAACAACAGTGGTACTATTTCGTCTGGTACTTATGATGTTAAAACAAACGGTGCAGTGACTGGTGAAGCTACCATGAGTGGTTTGCCTAATCTGCAACCTGTCCCCCTGACTGGTGACATTACCATTAAAGCAAAATATGCTGAAGTTGGTACTGCTTCCACCACTGGTGGGGCTTGGAATGTGCTGGTTTCGTACATTCGTTAATGGAAGGGGCGCAATGCCCCTTTCTTTTATTGGTGGACGAGGAGTCTTCCGTCTTTGGTAAAAGGAGAAAATTATGGCTGGTTCTAACGTATGGGTCAAATGTGGCAAGGTTTATAACCTCGATCCCAACGGTGCAGGTTTGACTGCTACTGGTGCTACACCCCGAATTTATAAAGATAGCCCTTACGCTACCTTTCAAGCTTATGGCACCACTTCTGCTGGTGTCGGAGCTGCTACAGTTGCTATTGAAGGTAGCAATGTAGATGATCCAAATACTTTTGTCAGTTTGGGTACTCTCACCCTGACTTTGGGCACCACAACTACTGCTGCTGGTTTGGCAACAACCGCTCCATGGAAGTTTGTTCGTGCTAACGTAACTGCTATTTCTGGTACAAACGCCACCGTGTATGTGACCATGGGGGTGTAAAATGTCCACATCAGGTGTAACACAGGCTAGTGGCCTTT